CCGCCACACGTGCAAACAGCACCTGCAGTTTACTGTAATCGGCCTCATTCGGTAACTGCCACTGGCTGGTACCAAACCAGTGCGAAGCCATGTTTTTCTTTCCGGTGGCTTCAGCTATCTGTTTTGACGTTATCCCCAGTGATTCACGCGCATCACGAAAGTAAGCAATCAGCGGGGCCATTACGTGCTGCTTAAGCTCGCGCCCTTTTGCTGCATAACCGTCACTTTTGAGCTGGTATGACCCCTGATAATGTTCAGCAAACAGAATGCGCTCTGTTGCCGGGAAATATGCCCGTAAACTTTCCTTATTGCACCCGTTCCAGCGTCCGGACGGCTTCGCCCAGATAATGTGGTTCAACACATTAAAACGTTCACGCATCATGAGTTCGGTGTCAGATGCCAGTCGATGACCACAGAACAGGTAAAGACTTCCGGCAGGCTTCAGTACCCGCCAGAACTGCGCCAGACACTGGTCCAGCCATTGCAGGTAATCATCATCGCCCTTCCACTGGTTATCCCAGCCCTCAGGCTTCACTTTAAAGTATGGCGGGTCTGTGACTATCAGATCGACGGAGTTTTCCGGTAAGGTCCGGATAAATTCCAGGCAATCAGCGTTGATTAACTCACAACTGGATATTTTTACAGTATTAGCCATAGATCAGTAAGCACTTCTCTGATAGGCTCATACCGCTTTTGCGCAAAGCAGATGGGCCTGAGGTTTGCTTGTGATCCCAACGCATGAGCAGATGGCTGGCAGGTGCCGCTAACACCCACCAGCCGCCCATTACCACAAATTAAAAAGCCTTCACTGCGGAAGGCGTCTGTAACAACCGAACTGATAATCTGCCAGACCCGCCATAACAAGCTGGGTCAGTATTAACTGGCAGCGTTCGCGTGAAAGGTAAGTATTCTGCGCAATTTCCCCGACGGTCGCCGGTTCGGTGACGCTTAATTCATTAAACACCACTCTGGCGGTTTTGGTCATATCCTGCTGTTTTAGCATGTCTTTTTCCCTATTCCGGTTAACGTGACATACCAATAACTCTTGTCTGAAAAGCCAGCAAGCTGAAAAACCGGTATTCGTAACCACCAGCGCGTTTAACGTACTGCACCACTTTTCGGGCACAAAAAACCCGCCTAACGGCGAGCTTAAGCTGTGTAGCGAAGTAACCACTCTTAACACACTAAGCGAAAAAATGCGGACCGCGTTAGTGATTTTTAGCAAGTTTTGCTTTATTTTTCCTACGTACAGTAAAAATAAGAAATCAATTCCAGCCAGGCTGGCTGAGTTAACACAGGTCTTAGAATGAGGGAACTTCTTTGTACGAAATACATTACGACGTTGAGTCTGAACAGCAAGCTTTTGAATTACTTGAACGTTACCTAAACGGACAAGCTTTACCCGAAAAAATTAGTTTCAATGGTTGGCCAAGTCTAACCATCAGGTTGACTGGTGAAAAATTCAACAAATCACTCACACCTTCAGTTATGAAAGGATTTGTTGAAATGCAATCGCAACTCAATAAGTCTTATGCGCTAGCAAAGTTCGGAACTCCTGATGTCCGCAGGCTAACAAAAGAAGAACTTGATGCTTTAGAAATTGAAGTTACAGTAGAGCAAGGTTCATCTCTTGTAGAGATTAACATTGATGGCTTCCTAAGCAAGCTTACGCACGAACTGGTAGGGAAAATGAACGCCACAGAGATTGTATTTACGGTTCTCGGTGCTGCCGTTATATGGGGCGGTGTAACCGTCTTCAAACGCTATCTGGATAACCGTAAAGATACTCGGTTGGCTGAAATTGCTAAAGAAGGCGACAAAGAACACCTACGCGCAATGCAAGTGATGACACAGGAGGAAACAAAACGCCTCCAAATCATCTCAGAAATGGTGGCTAAAAAACCTCTACTCGACAATATGGATCGAATGTCTTATGACGCTAAAACCACCATGGTTAAATCTTTCGTGCGTTCAGATTCAGCAGAAATTGACGGTGTCACAATAGATTCAGAAACGGCAAAAGAGCTAGTAACAAATGCTCGTCGGCGCTCAGTTGAAATGAGAATAGACGGTATATACCGTATCGAAGAAGTGAATAATACCGACCCCGAAAGCTTCAAAGTTAAGGTTCGAAAGGTCGATTCTGATCAACGTTTGACCTGCGTTGTTCAGGATATATTCCTTGATGAATCAGGGAACAAAGAAGCCTTACAGCGAGCTGAATGGGAAAGAAAGCCTGTGCATTTAAGCATCAATGCCAAACACATTGATGGAGATATCAAGTCCGCCGTAATTTTACATGTGAAAGATGTTGAAGATAAGCCCGAGTAATCGGGCTGTCTGGTTTCAAGATTCCACTTCGGCATCCATTTCTAAACTTACATCCAACATACTCAGGCAACCGTCGATAAACCCTTCAGCCATCTGTATCTCTATACGTATCAATTTCTCATCCTTCCAACGCGCCTTTGCAATCTTGCGCTTGGATATCCTGTATAAATAATGTGCCACAAGAAGCGAATGCTCATAAGGCCTTTTTTGCTTTAAACAAGCAAGACAACCTTCAATAATTAATGCGTCACTATCTGAACAAGCCAGGCGTTTCTTACTGGTATAGGGCAGAAGTCCCTTAAACCCGGCAGCTATAGGTGAATAGTCCACACCCGAGCTATCACTAGCCGCCCATGCCCCCCAACGCTCAAGAACCATCTGAATATCACGCGCCATCGTTACCACCTGTAATTTCGTAAATCTTCACACCCAGCCGACCACCAGGTACGCGCTGACCGCGCACAATATTAATTTCATCAAACTGCTCGTCGTCGATAAGCAACCCCGCATGTGTCAGTGCATCCAGTGGTGCTTTCAGAATATTGTCCAGGTCACGACGGCGCTTATCCGGTGGCTCTGCAGTAATTTTTATTGCCAGCCTTCCGGACAGATTTAATTTCAGCCGCTGCTGGCGAACAATGAGCGCCACATCACGGCGATAACGCTCACCGGCTTTTGATACAAAATATGTGCTGCCACGACGTCGCCAGTAGGTGTTTACCGTCGGCGGGTAAGGCAAAACAAACTCTATACGCATCAGTAACCTCTTTTACCCGAGCACGCCGGTTGCAAAGGCGTGATCAAGAAAACGAAAAATTAAATCAACCTGGGAACCATGCTTTTCTTCGAACGCCAGCGGATCCGCATGAAGTTCGTTGTGATGTTCCCGGCATAACGGTAGCGTGAAAATATCGTGGGATTTTGTTCCCATTCCGCCCTGACCATGACCAATCAGGTGATGGGGATCGTCGGCTGGCTTACCACAGCACGCACACGGCTGTGTCTTTACCCAGCGTGTATATTTCTCATTTATCCAACGGCGACGTTTAGGTCGCTTCATGAAAGATTCCGGAGACTCCGGATCTACGGCAATGCTGACCACCGTCTTTTCCTGTGGTGCGTTCTGTTGCTGGTGGGCGTGAGGTGGTAGCGCAATATTTTTTGTGCGCTGCTTCAGTATGCTGGTAGCTGTCTGCTCTCCCGGTACGATGTCGCTTTCGCGGTACAGGGAACGGATTTTTTCCACCGGTAATCCCAGCGAACGGCGTAATACTGCTTCCGGTAGCGCGTCCGCCACCTGATTGCAGACCGCCCACCAGGATAATTCAGCCAGCGATAACTCCCGCTCCTGCGTGCCATTCATTGCGTGACGGATGACGTCAATCATCCAGGCTGTCAGATTTTGATGAGCAAGTTGCTCTAGCGATTCCGAGGTCTGGTCGCGCAGTTGATTGTCACAGTGCCAGCACAACACCATCGCGCCGGTACCGTAACGATGTATGACGATTTCACTGTGATGATAGTCACCATGAGGCCACTGGCAGGATTTGACATGACGCAGGAGCCAGTCAGATAGTGCACCAGCGCCGCCAGCAGCACGAATCACCCGCTCATCGCTGAAAAATGGCAGTAATGATTTATCTTCCGCCAGCGGCTGGCGAACGGCAGGAACAGCTCCGGACGGCAGACCGCGCATGTTTTTCGGTTCCGGCTCCACCAGCACTCGAGGGCTATGAAATACCTGCATGGATTCACGGCCAGGTTTAAGGACCACCAGCCCAAGTTCCGGTACATGAACAGGTCGAAGCAATACCCGCACGTTACCTCCAGATGCGTTGCTGGAATGTGCGGGACGGACGCGGTGGGCGTTCAGAGTAAGGCAGTCTGACTGAGATTATCCAGTGTCGGAAGTCGAGGCTGAGGTCTTTCTGAAACTCGTAACCACGTCTGCGGTAGTTCTGAATTAGCCACTCTGCCTGCTCTTCAGTGCATGGATCATGCTGGAACCAGTCGGTTTTAAATGCGCGCGAACGCCGCCCGTATCTGCTGGCAGGGGCGGTATCAGAATTGTGTAATTTGGTGTGGTGCGCCATCTGTTTTCTCTGCTGGCGCAGCAGGTGCCAGTTGTTCAGGCTGGCGTGCGGCAATATTGTCTCTGATTTCTGTTGTCGTCAACCGCTTCTGTGCTTCCTCTCTTGATGAGTGAAGCGATTAACTTTACTATTTACTTAACAGGTTTTTCCTGTACCACGATTCCCTATACAGGAGGCCAGCATGAGTGACGACAAAAAAATTGAGTTCAGCACCAGCGATGTGCTGAATGCTTTGTTGCATCGCCAGCAGAACATGCAACACCTGGCAACACAAGAAAACGTTGATAACCTCCGTCGTGAGATGGATACACGCCTGAACGTTATAGATAAGCGCCTCGACAAAATGGAGCAAGAAACCGAAAGACGGTTCAACAAGCTGGAAACCAAGTTTGATCGACTCCAGTGGTTTATTGTTGCTGCAGCTCTGGCTCTCATCTTCAAGGATTACATCTTCAGAATTATTGGTGCTTAGTAAATCCGGCCCCGTTTTCGGGGCTGTCTTTTCACATCTGCATCAGACTTTCCACCAACTTTTTATTGCCAGCTCCTGAAATCTGATCTACCTTATGCGCGTCAGAACGGCGCAATGCGCTCGCCTGTGATACGTTTACTTGTCATTGGTGGCAACAGATAACGGCAATTGTTGTTTCTGTTTGTTTCCTTCAAAAACCCCGGACCGTCAATCCGGGGTTTTTGTTTGTTATCCCCAGCGGCAAATCGAATACACCATCAGCGCCACCGCCATCGCAATTCCTGCCGTTGTGAATGCTTCAGGCCAGGTCATCGTAAAATATCCTCCACGCTTATCAGTCCGTTTCGCTCCAGGTAGTCCATCACCTTATCCGGCAGTTTGCAGTCCGGCTTCGCTTTCCTCAGTTGCCAGGTTAACTGCTTTACCTGCATGGTTAACTCGTCGACCAGACGCTGATACCCCACTGGTTTGTATTCATAAAATTTACCAACTGGCGCTGCTGCCAGCGATTGCAGTGCAATTTCCAGAACAGCAATATCCATCTTATATGCGCGAATGAGGTCATGGTCGATTGTACCTGGTATGCACAGTCTCTGTGATTCAATAGTCTCCTCTGCGTGGGCTATTAACTGCTCTTTGGTAAACCGTTCTTCTTTGGTCAAAGTCGCCATTTTACTCTTCCACTTCGTCTTTTATTTCGTAAATTGAGTAATTGCAGTGATTAAAGAAAACATCAATTGCCTCGTTTTCTATTTCCTCAGGAGTCGCGTCATCATCCACTTCAAATACATCTTCACGCACGCCACCAACAATCCTCGTTTCGATAACTATTTTGAATTTTCGCATTGTCTTACCACCATTTCTGGCAGTCTCCTGATGTTCTGAGGGTGCAGAAATCCCTCCGGTTAAGGATTTTATTTTCGATAATAATATTGGTTATTCTGGTCTGGTTTTTGTCGCCCTGCGTATCCGCGCTTTCACATTGCGCTCAATCTGAATTAGCTTTTCTATATTTTTACGTCTTTCCCGTTCCTCCTGACGCAATTGTTTTACATCATCTGCCAGTCTGGTTTCTCTTTTCGCCACAGAGAGCATCCAGTCAAATGGCTCCACAACTGCACCGCAGATTTTACAACGGACATGACGCTCTTTTTCATCAACCCTGACAGAGGCGTGATGGCAATATGGTTTCTCCGATGGCTCATAAAGAAAATTAACCTGATTACGTGGGTCATCCTCTTTTACCGGAAATAAAACAATATTACTTAACTCATCTTCTGGTTTTATTTCCACGTCACTCTCCTTTGATGCGAATACCTGCAACACGCAGTGCATGCTCCAAATCAGCCAGATAAAGCCAGCGCCCATGCTCTTTGGGCATCATGACATATTGCTCATCGGCATTTATCGGATGACCCCTTCGAAGGTCATAGCAAGTCGGTAAATGCACTGCCCTTGCTTCCAGCTCTGCAATGCGTTTATCTCTGGCTTCCAGTTCGTCCAGTAACGCCAGCACAACCTGCGGTGTGACTTTCATGCGAAACGCCAGCAGTTTCTGAGGTGTGGACACTGTTTTTATTGCCTCTGCCACATCACGCAACGCCTGGTTGTTAATCTGATTCACTGCGTCACCTCACGATTCCTCAACCAGATACAAACCGGTCCATCCTCGGTGTCATGAATGGAGCCAATAAACCAGCCCTCACCCTCTGGTCGTTCAGGTTCCCATGCGGAAATATCGGGACCATCTGCATCCGGGTTAAAATCATCTTCATCCATACTGCGAATAGTCCACTGAAGATTATTTGCCTTCATCCAGGCGTTAAATTCTTCCGTCGAAATATACTCCCGGCCATCACAAAATTTTTCATATTCAGGATGCGTCCAGCAGCCATATTCATCACGTTCTACCGGCAGTTCTTTGATTTCAATCATAACATTAACTCCATTAAGATAATGCAAAACAAATTAACCACACCACGACAACCGATGCTATTAACACCCTGATTGCAAACAGCGGGCTGATATGTCGAAAAGGATTTTCCCAGATAATAAAAGCCGCTGCCAGAAATGCACTGATAAGTAAAACAATAACAAACAGCTCAATTTTGATTATCCAGAACATATTCACTGCATCGCCTTCTGTAAAATAACCGCATGCCCCAGCTTCTCCGCCAGCGCCAGTTCTGCCTTAGCACCCGCCGACCGCTGCCAGCCATTCAGCATGTAAATCGCATCCACGCAACGTATCATCGCCATGCAGATATCCATGTACTGCGACTGAGTCAGTCCGTCCGGAAGTACTGCCGGGTTTAAGACGGTATGCCCTTCCCGTTTCAGTTCCTCTTCTGCCTTGTGGAACGCCTCACGGTTGAAATTTTTATACCCGGTCATCGGACCGGCGATATAAACCCTCACCCTCACTCAATCACCTCCTGAAAATTACCCCGATAGAACGCCAGTACACGTTGCATTGATTCGCTGTTACGGCATTCCCGGCAAATTATGTTCATGTCTCTGTCGTAGCGACGGATTTCACCATCAGGTAACTTCCGGACCAGTGCCGGGTCAGCTTTCTTCGGAGTTTTACACCACGCCTGATACGCCTGTTCTGATACAAAAACACCGTGTTTACCGGATATGTACAAATCACCACAAGCAACCACATCCACAAGACAACGTCTGACCGTATGCCAGCCCGCCCCCGTTGCCCTCTCCAGTTGCGACATCGTCATGCGTTTGTTCCTGTGTATCAGCCCGATAATTCGCGCCTTCAGTTCTTCCCGCTGTTCGGGTGTAAAAACGCTTGCCATGAGTCCTCCTGAAATTACTTCACAACCCTTAAATGGCTGACATTTGAACGCCAGCTCTCCCAGTTAAAATTCACCCAGCGACCACCGTTCATGGTCATGCGGTCCATCACGCGCTCGCCAAGCAGCGTATTCATTGCCGTATGGTTCAGGTTCGTCAGCATCCCGACGCTGTGCATCGAGGCTGTTCTGCGATCGACTATCTGGTTCAGTGTGACCTGTTCGTTACGCGTATCCCGCTGCATACCAATTTCATCCAGGACAAGCAGGTCAACTTCACACAACCCCTGCAAAAATTTTTCGCCCGAGTTTTTGTTGTCGTAGTTGCCGTGTAACGCCAGCATCACATCCGCCACCGTCACCACAATCACGCTGCGACCTTTCGCCAGAAGATGGTTGCCAATGGCTGCTGCCAGATGATTCTTTCCGGTACCCGGCTTACCGCTGAACACGAAATTTGTGCATCCGGTCATCATTTCTTCCGCGATGGATTTTGCCTGGCTCAGCGCGTGGCGTTGGCCATCGTTCTTCACCTGGTAATTCGCAAACGAACACTTCTGGTGCAACAGTTGGATACCGGAACGCTTCATAATTTTCTCCACCCGGATCTGGCGATTCTGGCGGTTAATTTCCTCACTACGCTTTCGCCCTTCTGCAAGCTGCCACTCTCGCCACTCGTCCACTGTCCGGTACGGCGCGGTTACATGCTGCGGGGCCAGCTTACGGATACGCTCAAGAACACCACCTGCCGCAATATTTTTCATAACCCGTTACCCCCTGAATCCCGGCGGAATTTCGGTATCCGGTTCAGAAATGTGATTCACACAACGCTGTACAGGCGAACGCCCCAGGCGGATGACCAGTTCGTCCCATTTTTCACGAAGCTTTGACGGGCTCATGACGTTTCTTACCCAGAATGGATCCCGTTGTACCCGACTGAACATTTCGCAAATTTGCCTGTGAGTTCTGCCATCCAGCACCCGCATTGTGCGCACGTCATTGGCCCATGCTGTCCAGTTGGGTTCTTTCGGTCGCGTAATCTCGCCATCATCGCTGGCAGCCTGTTCGTAAAGACTCACGATTCGCCCCCAGATCCACTGCGCACACGTCAAATCTTCCTGGCTGCCCCACTGGCGTTTTTTCGCACTGAACACAACCGCGTCAGGATGTCGGGTTAAAAAATCCTGTTCAGCCGTCTCCTCGTCCGGTTGCGAAGCTTCCGGACGAAAAGATCTTTTATCTGACGGATCAGGTTTTAATACTGACGGATCGGGGCCAACCATCGCCCCCCTATCCGGCTGTTTTTTATCAATGGTTGATCCATCAAAATTTGAGGGGTCAACCGTTGAGGGGGCAATATTTGACGGGTCATTTTTTGCCTGGCTAATTTTTCTTTTCGGTTTATATGCCTCACGCGCCGCCGCTGCTGCTGCTTCGAGTTTTTCCACATTAAGACGGTAGATATTGCTTTCATTACGCCCACCGACCTTACGTTCCTCCTTCGTCAGCCAGCCGTTCTTTTCCAGTTCCGCTATCGCCGCTTTAACCGTTGATTCACTCTTTGCCCCAATCTGACGACGAATGGTCTCCACTGCAGGCCATGACACACCTTCGTCATTGCTGTAATCTGCAAGGCGAGCCATTACTGCCACCCTGGATAAGATCATGCCGGTGAAGGCACACCCTTCCCAGACAAGACCATGAAGCTTGCTGCTCATAAAAAACTCCGAACACCGTGCTTTTAGTGCATCACCACAGCATTTCCTGCCGGGCCACCACGATTCATCTGATTGAAACCGGCGATTGCCACTGCGACAAAATCATCAGCGTCTCTCACCAGTCGTTCCCGCGTCTCCACCAACTCCCGAAAATAGACTGAACTGTGGCTGCGCATCCGGGCCACCAGCAGAGGTGGCATTGCTTTTTCGATAGCCGGTAACAACGCCTGAATTTTTTTAACCGCATCAGGAGTGTCTTTCTCTACCCAGCGGAAAATTTTCTGGGTATTGCGAGCCAGGGCTTCCGGATGGCTATCGTCATACAGTTCAGGAAACGTCATACCCAACTCAAAATAAGCCTGGGTTATTCCAGCTGCTGGAACTTTTTCACCGTCCGGATGCGCCCAGACATTCATCGCCATGCGGATGTGTTCATGCTTGATTTTCATGAATCATTCTTTCCTTCGTTCGAGGTGCTATCCTGCTTCTTGTAAAGTTCTGGGTTGTATTTCAATTCACCGTTAGTAATTTCATCCAGCTCCATTGCTCGAAGTTTGGGAATAACTGCTTTCCACCGCACAACAGCCACATGTGAAATTCCAAGAGCCTCAGCTACTAGTCGCTTTTTTTTGAAATAGCGCAGAACATCATCTTTGAACATAAAACTCTCCTGTTATTTCGAGCAGGAGGGTAACAATAGTTACATAGCAATGTCAACCATAGCAACATCACTTGGTAGTAACATTGGTTACATGAAAAACACTATCAGCGAACGTATTCGGAATCGTCGAAAAGACGTTGGATTAACCCAACAGCAGGTTGCGAAAGCAATCGGCATATCTCGTGTATCCGTAACAAAATGGGAAAATGGCTCTTCAAAACCTGACGGTGAGAATTTACATCTACTGTCAAAATTGCTTTCCAAATCTCCTGAATGGATTCTTTATGGAAAGGACGGTCACGATAAAACCGATGATCTGCGTCTGAATCAGTACCTTTACATTAGTGACAACATCGCCCGGTTGCCCGTTTTAACGTGGGAACAGGCTGGTTATTGGGATATGAGTTGCCCAGTAACCGAGATTCCTGGTATTAAGAATTGGGTTGATGTCATGACAAAAACCGCTGAAAACTCTTTTTTATTGCATGTTGAGGGAGATGCGATGACAAACTCTAACGGCCTCCCAACCATCCCCGACGGATCTACCGTGCTGATCACACCATGCTCAAGTAACATTAGAGAACTGGCGGGGAAAATAATCTTAATCCAATTGGAAGGAACGCCAAACGTAACACTAAAAAAAGTTGCGATTGACGGACCAAACATCTATCTGTTGTCACTGAATCCGCTTTACAAACCCATCGAACTGAATGGCGGTTACACCATTAAAGGTAAAGTTTCACAAATACATCAATACTTAGATTGAGTCAGAACCCGCATTCATTGCGGGTTTTTTATGCCCTCAAACGTACCTTTTGCAACATCGTATTGACTCATGTGGTAACTCTTGTTACCTTAACAACATACCAACCCACTCCGCCCCACAGAATGCAGGGCAATACTTCGAGTTACCAGGCAGTGGTCAGGGGGTAAGTAGCCAGCCCGAGGCGTAAGAACATGACGGCAGGGTTCAACTTTAACTATGCAGCAGGTTTTTGTTCCGCTACCCCGGCGTTAAGGGGAAACAGAGGATTTCTCAGTGGGCGAAGTCAAACATCAGAATGGAAGGCATCCTGGGCTCTGCAAAGAAGCAGCAATGGCGCTTTATATTGACATCAGCGCCATTGCCGGACAGCTAAGAATTATCAGGGCGGTAACTAAGCGGTATGCGCCTTTACTTCAGAAAGTCTCTTGTGAGTGCACCGAAGATATTGTCAACGATTTCGTCATCGAACTGCGAAGACTCATCTTCAGTTACAAGGTGACCACAATTTTTGCAGATGGCTCCCGCGAAACTGTCAGAGCCCTGCGGCTTAAAGGATGTGTCAAAGACTTCGCCACCACATTCTGGGCAAGAAAACTTGATTGTATTCATAACCAATTTCCTCTCGAGTAACAGACCCCTCAGAGGATACCACCTCGCCTGACGTGGTTAAAAGCAGGCAACGCTAACCACAAGGAGCCGACATGCAGAAACGAGAACCCGTCATCATCGCGCCAGACTATACCGATGATGAACTTTATGAGTGGATGCGCCAGAAAATTAATGCAGCGCAGGATTTGAAATGGGCCAATGAAGCTAGGGCTAAGCAGGCTGAAAATCTGTCCGCTCTGGAGCAGGATATCACCAGGCTGGAAAAAGCAGCGGCATTAAGCATTGCCTGAATGATTACATACCCACGTTAATAGCTAACCAACGAGGCTAATAATGGAATTTAAAGATTTACCAAAAGAAATCCAGACAATTGCTGCAACGACTCTCGGTGATAGTCTGGTGAAAATTGACCCGGCATACACCAAAAAAGAAACCATCGATAATATGGTTCGTAATGTGCGCAATGCTTTTTCTGGGCTATATGGTTCTGATAATCAAAAGCAGGAAAGCGATGTTAATAAACGGGTAATTTCTGTTTGCGTGAATGGCCATGTTCTTTCATCAATCAAAACAGAAACGGCGACAGTCTTCGATTGCCTTTGCATTGTACAGAGCCTTGTTGATGCCCTGTTTCGTTCAGTGAATTTAGAAAATGACGCAAATCTGCGAGGGCGCACAATAGCACATCCATATGCACATACTTTAGGCTCTGTGGATATCAAAGATCCCACAAATCTTTAATGAAATAGTTAACGCGAATTGTACTTGCTCTTTCAGTTGCTTTCAGAATACGCGTTGAAACTGCTGGCGGTAATTTGGTATTCCATTTATTAAAATCATGCCCGGGAAAGTACTCTTCGAAAATACTTTTAACTGCAGACTCGCCTATTGAAATGCTGCTTACCATGCGATTTTGATAAAGGCATTTAGCAATAAGAGTTGATTTTAACATTCACCCTCCTGAAGGTTGGTAATTAAGGAGTTCTCCACGGGTGGGGTGGAGTGCGTGCGCCGGACACGGGTGAGCATCCGGCACTGACAGTTTACTGAAAGGATATTTCTCTGAAAAGTCAGAGCATAACGCGAAAGCGCACGGCGAGGTTGCTGGTTCATAGATAGCCTGTCGTTAAATTTTCGTCGACCGTGCGCTTCCGGTTGTGGCACCCCGCGAAATGGCGCGGCGGTAAGTATGGCGGGGTTATCCTTACCCCCACTGGTGGCACCGGGTTGTCAGGTTGACCATACGCCTGAGTGACAACCCCGCCACAACATCTCCATGTTGAGGCTTGTGTGAGACCTTTGGCGGCATCAGTTTAATTGCTGGCTGATGTCCGCCCTTTTTAAAGTGAATTTTGCGATGCGGTGAATGCGGCTAAGCGCACGCGGAACAGTTAAAAAGGCCAGTTGACTTCCGTATTGGTTCTTATGGGTGGGTTCTCTGTATCCGGCGTTAATTGTTAACTGGTTAACGTCACCTGGAGGCACCAGGCACCGTATCACAAAATTCATTGTTGAGGACGCGATAATGGAAACGTTATTACCAAACGTTAATACGTCTGAAGGTTGTTTTGAAATCGGTGTCAGAATCAGTAACCCTGTATTTACTGAAGATGCCATTAATAAGAGAAAACACGAACGGGAGCTATTAAATCAAATATGCATTGTTTCAATGCTGGCCCGTTTACGCCTGATGCAAAAAGGACGCTGCCAATGAATACAGCATTTGCACTCGTTCTGACAGTTTTTCTTAATACAGGCGAACCAGTCGATCTTGTTATTGGTATACATGACTCAATGAAAGAATGCATGGCTGCCGCAGCGGAACAGAAAATTCCCGGCAACTGTTATCCGGTTGATAAAGTTATTCGCATGGACAATAACGAAATCCCGGCAGGACTTAAAACAGCACCGTAATTAATATCCGGTTTCATTTTTATATGCCAGCAATGGCAGGGATTTGTTCACCATTAAATCTGTAATGAGGTTAAAACAAAATGAGTAAAGTTTTTATTTGCGCCGCCATTCCGGACGAACAGGCAATAAAGGAAGAAGGTGCAGTTGCTGTAGCCACTGCCATTGAAGCCGGTGACGAACGCCGCGCCCGTGCCAAATTTACCTGGCAATTCCTGGAGCAATATCCGGCTGCTCAGGACTGCGCTTATAAATTTCTTGTCTGCGAGGATAAACCCGGCATGCCCCGCCCTGCTATCGACTCTTGGGATACCGAATATATGCAGGAAAACCGCTGGGATGAGGAATCCGCTTCCTTTATTCCGGTCGAACCAGAATCCGATCCGATGAACGTCAATTTTGACAAGCTGTCCCTTGAAGTACAGAACGCGGTCCTGGTTAAGTTCGGTACATGTGAAAACATCACCGTTGATATGGCGATTGACGCGCAGGAATTACTGCAGGAAGACGTTGCTACCTTTGACGGGCATATCGTTGAAGCACTGATGAAAACGCCTGAAATTAACGCTATGTATCCGGAACGCAAACTGTTCGCTATCGGATGGGTTAAACACAAATGTAATCCGGGTGCCAAATGGCCCGAAATTCAGGCTGAATTACGTAACTGGAAAAAACGGCAGGACGCAGAGCGCAAAGAGACTGGAAAATACACGTCTGTTGTTGATCTCGCCAGCGCCAGAGTCAATCAACAGAACACTGAAAACTCAGCAGGAAAAATCAACCCAGTCACTGCCGCCATTCGTCGCGAATACAAGCAGACATGGAAAACGCTGGATGAAGAACTGGCCTACGCTCTCTGGCCTGGCGATATTAATGCCGGAAACATTGACGGCAGCATCCATCGCTGGGCAAAAAATGAAGTTATCGACAAAGATCGCGAAGACTGGAAGCGCATCTCCGCATCAATGCGCAAACAGCCTGATGCGCTTCGCTACAGCCGCCAGACTATTTTTGGCCTTGTCCGTGAACGACCGATCGACATTCACAAAGATCCCGTGGCACTGAACAAATACATCACTGAATACCTGACTACAAAGGGCGTGTTTGAAGATGACGAAGGAACAAATCAGGGCGCAGCTAATACTCTCTCGTCGCCAGTACCAGAAACTGATGCAGTGGAAACGGCAATTCCGGACAACGAAAAAACCGAATGCAAAGTGGAAGTCGAACCATCTGTAGAGCGTGAGGGGCCGTTCTACTTCCTCTTCACCGACAAGGATGGCGAAAAATACGGTCGCGCAAACAAACTTTCTGGTCTGGATAAGGCGCTGGCTGCCGGGGCTACTGAAATCACGAAAGAAGAATATTTCGCCCGCAAAAACAGTACATACTCAGGTTCACAACAAAATACTGGTGCATCTGACACGACCGCACAACCAGAGCCGGTAAAAGTTACCGCTGACGAAGTAAACAAAATTATGCAGGCAGCCAATATCAGCCAGCCTGACGCCGATAAGTTGCTTGCTGCCTCTCGCGGAGAATTTGTTGCAGGGATTAGCGACCCGAATGATCCGAAATGGGTTAAGGGGATCCAGACCCGCGATTCTGTAAACCAGAACCAGCAAGAAACGGAACAAAACAGCCAAAATGCGTTACAAAACGAGCCAGAAACGAAACAACCTGAGCCAGTAGCGCAACAGGAACCGAAAAAAGTCTGCACCGCCTGCGGTCAGAGCGGTGGCGGCAACTGCCCTGATTGTGGCGCGGTGATGGGCGACGCAACATACCAGGAAACATTCGATGAAGAGAATCAGGTTGAAGTTCAGGAAAATGATCCGGAGGAAATGGAAGGCGCTGAACATCCACACAAGGAGAATGCTGGCAGCGCTCAGGACCACGCCAGCGATAATGAAACTGGCGGGACGGCAGATCCCTTAATTGCGGTGAACGGTCATCACGTTATCACATCCACCAGCAGAGTGTGGTACCACCTGATGATCGACCTTGAAACAATGGGAACCAACACCAATGCGCCCATCGTGGTTATTGGTGCGGTTTTCTTCGACCCACAAACAGGGGAAATCGGGCCAGTATTTTATATCGTTATCAGTCTGACTGACGCAATGAATACAGGGGCTGTTCCTGACGGTGGAACCATCAAATGGTGGCTGAAGCAGTCCAGTGAAGCCAGAGCTGCCATTTTAACAGGCCAGGTAAAACTGAAGGATTCCCTTTCGCGGTTTCGGGAGTTCATCAACGAATACTCAGATGAAAAATTCGTTCAGGTATGGGGTAATGGTGCAACTTTCGATAACGCAATTTTGCGCACCTCATACGAACGTCTGGACATCCCCTGCCCGTGGCGCTACCACAACGATCGCGATGTACGCACAATCGTTGAGCTGGGAAAAACAATCGACTTTGATGCCAGAACCGTTATTCCATTCGAAGGCGTGCGCCACAATGCACTGGATGACGCCCGTCACCAGGCAAAATACGTTTCAGCAATCTGGCAAAAACTGATCCCGAATCCGGTTGATTTTTAATGTTCACCCCTGATCGCCGTCCCCGAATTATATTGGCGGCGGTCATGCTGTAAGGCACGTGACCACATGTACGAATTAACTCTATCGCCAGCAGAGATTCAAGAGATCACGAAATACGAGCGATACACAAAACAGCAACACCAGTTAAGGCTGCACGGTATCCCATTTGTAATCGGTCCTAAAAACGAACCAATAGTTCTTCGCAGGGATATTCCACACGGACTGACTACGATGCCAAAAGCAC